GACAACGCACCGTGCACACTGTTGATCTGCCACAGCCCGCGATCAACCGACCCGTCACGGTTGCGGTTCACCGCCCTGGGGTTCCCCCCGGACTCAGCGAGCGCGACAGCAGCCGCCATCGCCGACCTGCTCGCCGGGCCGCCAGCCTCCTCCCACAACGCGCGCAACGCCGCAGCACCAACGGGTGCCCCGCCCTGCTCCAGCCGCCTGTTCCCAAATCGGATCGCAGCGCGCCGCACCTTGTCGAGTGCGGCCTGCCCGATCGCGGTGACCGCGCCGAGTCCGCGAGCCATCCGAACGCGCGGGATCTTGACCTCAGGCACCCGGAACGACCCTGTCTCCGCAACGTGAATGTGGTCCTGATGGTCGGCCTGCAACGCGGGACTCGTGAACTTCGAGCCGTTGTGGTACAGGCCGCCGTGCGGTGCCCACGTCGGGATGAACAACTCCTCGAACTGGCGGCGCGCCGGCCACAACACGCGCGCGAGCCTGCTGAGATCGTTGCGGCTGGTGCCGTAGTCCAACGCGAGGCCCATCCCGTGGTATGTGTCGCTGCTCGACCGGCCCTCGCTGGTGGTAGCGAACCCCTTGCGGCTGAGCCAGTCGCGGAGCTGCGCGGCCGGACCCCTAGCCGCGAACGTCCCGCCGCCGCTCGAACGACGAACGGGGCGTGTGCCTTCGCGAACCGGCCCGCCGATCTGCGCGCCACCCTCCTCCCCCGGGGGTGCGAGCACGTACTTCGAGCCGCCCTTCGGTGCCTTGGGCTTCGGGATCTCCCCTGCTTTGATCGCCGGGCTCTTCCCCGTCGCGCTGAGGTAGTTGACGCCGAGTTCCTTCAACTCCACGCGAAGCAACTCGTTGATACGGCGCATGCCCGTCTCGACGGACACCGTGCCGGTGTGCATCGAGGATTGCAGCGCGGTGATCGCGCCGCTCACGTTCTCGCGCAGCGCAAGCGCTCCGGCGCGGCTATCACGCTCCATCGCGCCGCGCACCCGGCGCATGTTCACTCGCACCGTCCCGTTGATGTCGCGCAGTTTCTGCCGCGTCGACGTGTTCACGAGTCCCCAGTGCTGGCGCGTCAAGACGGCGAGCATCGCGCCGTACCGATCCATCTCATGCCGCACCTTCGAGCGGAACCCGATGATCTCCCCGAGCTGCTTTCGCAGATACGCGGTCAACCCGAACCCGGCCTTGTCACCGGCTGGCAGTCCGGTCCCGATTGTGGGTCCGCCCTTGAACGCCCGTGACTGATTGCCCGCTGTCGCTACCCCCGTTGCGACAGCAGGACCACCGACGGCTACGGCCGGAGGCAGCTTCCCCACCGGGGTTGGCTTCCCACCCCCACCGACACCAACCTGTTGCACATACATCGGCGTGAGCGGTGTGTTCCCCCGAGCGAACCCGAGCTTCAACACGCCACCCAAACCCGTGAGCCGGCTGATCTTCGCCGCCGCCCCGCCAATGATCGCGAACGACGCCGCAGCCTTCGCAAGCTCAGGATTGCTCTTAGCGAACCCGACCAAGGCACCCGCCACCTGATTGGTCGGCGCGACGATCTCCTTCACCGTGTCAAGGAACCGGCCACCAGCACCCGTGCCATTCATCACCTGCTCAACGAACAACCCCAGCGTCGTTACGCCCTTACGCATCGTCGGCAACAACGCCGTACCAAGCGTGATCTTCACACCGTCAAGCGTCGCCTGGAACTTCTGCCACTGATAGGAGAACGACTGCGACTGCTGCGCCAGCGCCTTATCAGTCGCACCGGCAACATCCTTGAACCCCAGCAGATCCTTTCCCGCCCCGGCCGCGTTCTTACCCGTCAACGCGAGGACGCCGCCGAGCGCTCGAATGTTCGGGAACAGCGCCGCGACCGCCGTCTTGCTCCCCCCGGCGTGCTTCACTAGTTCCTCGAGCGCTCCCTGGAAACCGCGCTGGCGGATCATCGCCTCCCCGGACGAGTACCCCAGATCGTCAAGTGCTTTCGTGAGCGTCTTCCCCGGCTTGAGCATCGCGACCATGACGTTTTTGATGCGCGTCATGGTTTCCTCAGGGCTGATGCCAGCCTTCGTCATCGTTGAGATAGACCCGCCGAGCTGGTCCAACCCCACCCCAAGCGATGACGCGAACGGCAGCACGTCCCCGATCGTGCTCGCCAACTGCTCAAAGCTGATGACGCCCAGGTTGACGGTCTGGAACAACTGGTCGCTGACCTTCGCCGCGCGACTCGCGGGCATCCGGTAAGCGTTCAGTACGGCCGCGACCGCCTTCGTGGAGATCTCGGTTGTCGTGAGTCCGGCGCTCGCGGCCTTCGCGCTCGACGCGAGAACCCGCATCGACTGGTTCGCATTGAACCCGGACGACACAAGGTCATACAACCCTTCCGCGAGCGTCTTCGGTGCCTGCGCCGTCCGACCCCCGAGGGCCACCACCCGCCGCGACAACACCGCGAGTCGCTTCTCGGAGAGTTGCGCGATCGAGTTGACGTTGCGCATCCCCCGATCAAAGTCGACGGTTGCGCGACCAATCGACGACACCCCTGCCGCCACGCCGTACAGGCCGGCGAACCCGGCTGTCGCCTTCACCGCCGACTTCATGGAACGACCGAGTGAGTCGAAATGTCGGCCACCGGTTCGCGCAGCGATGTTCGCTTTCTCCTGCGCGCGTTCCAACCGTACCTGCGCCTGCGCGGCCTGCAGCGACTCCTTGCCGTACCGCTCCGTAGCACGCGCCGCGCGGGTCTGCGCCGCCTGCACCTTCACCGACGCCTCACGCACATCCAGCGACTGCTTCTCCAGCTTTGCTAGATCACGCGTCAGCGTCGTGCTCGAGCCGCTCGACTTCTTGAACCCACGCTCAAGGTCGCCTGTGACAGCCTTGAGGTAGTAGGTGAATGTGGAGCGCGCGTCAGCCAAGATGCTTCCTCATCATGTCATCGAGCTCCCTCCCGATCGCGAGCGCGACCATCGGCTCCTGCAGCGCCTCGTAGATCGCGGGGCGCCCCGCGATCGCCTTACCGACCGGCATCGCGGACCGTCCGACGCGTGACTGCGCATGCCACGTCCGACCGCCCCAGTACTGCACATTGGCGTACGCCAGTGGGTTCTTGAACACCGGGCCCCTCGCGCCGACACCAACGTTAAGGCTGCTCGCGAGTTGCCCGGTCTTGCCGCGCCGAGTGCGACTCCTGGCATCGGGGAGCACCCGGGTACGCGCCACCTTCGCCAATCGCTGGTCAACCTCGACAGGTGCCACCAGGGCAAGGTCCCGCATCACGCGCGCGAAATGCTCCGGTGTCACGCCCCGGGATTCATGCACCACGATCACCCCCATGCGCCCTGTAGATCTCGAGCGCCCACAACGGGCACTCCATGTATTCCAGCGCTGTCATTCCCCGGCGAGTCATCAACGCGGCGAGTTCCGCCTGCTCCGCCGGGGCTAGCGAGGGCGCTTCGCGGACTTCTTCTGCGCCTCCTCCACAACCTGATCGAGTTCCGCCTCAGTCAAGTCGTCCGCTTCCCATCGCGACAACAGGAGACCGCCGGCAGTCACGCCACCAGCGGGCTCCGTGAGCGCGTCCACGATCTCGCATTGAAGCGCGACCTGATCCTCACGCGCAGCGGTCGTCCGCCGCGTCGCCTCAATCACCGCCGCGCGCTGCTCGGACGTTGACGGCTCCCCATCGGACGGCAAGTCCAGGCCCTCCAGCAGCCTGGCTGCCGCTTCGAGCTCGCGCTGCCCAAGCTCGTCCATCGCTTCCACCACTGACCGGGTGCGCGGCTTGACAGTGAACAGCTTGTCCGTGTCCGTTTCAGGGTCACGGATCTTCAACTTCTCAGCCATTACGTGCTTCTCCTGTGGGGCTGCCTGTGGGGCTTGCGTGCAGGCGACGGCAGGACAGCCCCACAAAGGCCACCGCCGCCCGCACGATCAGCTAGACGGTCGTGTCGGTCGTCTGGTACTCGACGGTGCAAACCGGGTTCGTGCCGTTGTCGAGCGCCTTCACCGTCAGCGTCTGCATCAACACGTCCGGGCCGGCGACCGCTGGCCCCTCCCCAGTCGTCACTGTCGACGGGAGCGTGAACTTGAGCTGCGACTGGTTCACGCCAGCGTCGATGTCCGCGCCGGTGAAGATCACCTCGAACTTACGACGCGTTGCCGCGACGAACGCCGCATGCTGCGTCAGGCTCGAGAACTCCGCCTCGAACGTGCCGGTCACGTCCACCAATCCGTTCTGGATCGGCTCCTTCATCAGCCCGGACGAATCCAGGCAGAACCGGTCCTCCGCGTAGGGGATGGTGATCGTGATGTTCACCGAACGGATGCAGTCCGTGATGACGCTATCCCCGATCTCGATCGACCCCTGCGTGAAGTTGAACGGCACACCGATGCTCGAGTACGACGCCGACTCCACAGAACCGGCTGTGCTCTCGCTCTTGCCGATCAGATCCCAGGAGGAGGTCAGAAGCCCACCGGTTTCGCACTGGAACGTCACCGACCGGGCCTTCATCCCCGCGTACGTGAACGGGCGGACCGTGCCGCTGACGTCCGGCCTGCCGACCTGCACCGTGAGGCTCTTGCCGTTCGGGTCGTTCGCCCCGAGTTCGTGCGTGTGCAACCTCGCGTTCGTCGCGCCACCCGGTGTCGTCGGGGACACGGTGTTGCCGTGCAGCAGGTTCAGCCACTTGCTGAACGCCTTCGTCAGCGGCTCGAACTCCACCGACCCCTCCACGAACGACGTGGTAGCCACGTGCAACTCCTGGCGCTGCGCAAGCTGCCCGGCCCTGAGCCCACCAGACTCGATGTAGTTCTTGCGGAGCCTGATCTCCTCGCTGGTGAACGGAATGAAGTCGTTCACCGTAACGGCAGTACCCCACGTCGACTCCGATCGGACACCCAGTTGGGCGCCGACGCCACTCTTGATAGCCATCGTCCTTCTCCCTTTGTGTTCGGCGCCCTCAGGCGTTTCCTACGGGTAGTTCTCCGCAACAACACGGAGAGTCACATCGACCAGCCAGCCGGCCTGCGCGGGCTGCGGGGCACGCTGCGCGCTCTCTACGCGCGCAAACGTCACGCTCCCCCCCACGTCCGGGACAGCGGCGACGGCGTGCTCGATCGCGTCTACGATCTCGTCGACGCGAGCGTCAGCGTCCGCGAGCGCCAGCATTTGGTCCGGTGCCTCGCGGTACACGTTCGCTTTCACCGTGACCGTGAGTGTCTCCTGACGATTGCGGAGCAGTTGTTGCGCGACGCCGAGGCTTCGCCAGTCCCAGGTACTCGCGATACCAGCGATCCAGACGCACTCGCGTGGTTCCTGGTTCTCACCGGGTGGGCCGGCGAGCACCTGCGTGTTCGCGAGGGTCGCTTCGGCAGTCATCGCCGCAAGCAACTGCGTCCGCAACTCGGCTTGGGCGCTCACACGGTCCCCACCGTCAACAGTGGTGTGCGCCGGTAGGCGTGCACGGCCGCTTGAACCTCAGGGATGCTGAACGCGGCACCGGAAACCCCCGCGGTCAACAGCCGAACGAACCCGCCATCAGTGGACACACCGAACCCCCGGTCGTCCCACGGACCGTCCGCGAGCGCTGACGTCGCGATCAGCGCGACAGCGCGACTCGCGGGAGCCGGAACCGCCACGGACCCGTACTCGTAGGTGAGCGTGACGTTGCGACGTCCGCTCGCCCACCCAGATGGGTTGTAGATCCTGCCGGTGTCATACACCTCGAGATCCTGAACGGTGACGCTCAGCCCGTCGACGGTGGCGGTCAGCACCGATTGGATCGGGTAGTGCGGCGCGAAGAGGTCTAGCGTCCCGGTCCCGTCGAGAGTCACGGTCGCCCACCGCGTCGAGAACGCGCGATCGCACGCCTCCTCGAACGCGTCCTCCGCGTACTGCAACGCTGCGGCAACCGTGCGCGCCTCGTAGTCCGTAGCGGTGCCACCCCGGTTCAAGATGTCGTCAATCGCTCGCGTCGACGCGAGTCGCTGCCCGACGACCAGAACCTGTTCCTGGACCACTTGATCGGCACCGGAGAGCGCGTACTCCCATGTCAGCGTCAACTCGTCGAGCAGCTCGGTCGCACCAGCGTCCGTTGGCGTGGACGGCGACAGATCGAAGTAGTAGAGGCCCGCCTGCGCGTAACTTGAGGGCGCGTCCGTCAGAATCGTCGCGTTACGACGCGCACTGTCGATCGTCACCGCCGGCAGGCTGGTCGGGGTGCCGGCACTCCCGTCCGGGGTGTACGTCGACAGCCACAGACGCGTCACGAGTCCCTGCTCGACGCGAAGCACCGGTTAGCCCTTCTTCGCGGTCCGGCGCTCACCGGGCGCCTTCGTGGCGGTCTGCCACTCGTAGTCCACGGCATCATCCTCCAGCTTGAAGAACGCGGGATGCGCCTTCAACAGCGGATGGCCCTCGCGTACGCGGGTTCGGTTCGCGTGAATGTCGTACGGCTCACCCTTCACGGTCAGGGTGCCCGTTTCCGTAGCAATGTAAATGTCACCCATGAGTGCTCCTTCGATAAGTGGGGCTGCGGGGCACCCCGTGCAGGGGTGCCCCGCCCGCCTCTCTCGGTTAGGTCTGGAGAATGCGGAACGCGGAAACCGACAGCGGCTCCGCGCTGTTGCGCCAGTGCGCGTACAGGCCGCGCTGCCCGGTCGGGTAGCGGTTGCTCGACCCGAACAGGTGCGGCACGACCTCCACGTTCAGGCCGATCCGGTCGATGATCTTGTAGTAACCGAAGTCACCCATGATCGCGACGTTCGTCCCGGTCGTCAGCACGTTGGTCGTGTTGATCGCGGTGCACTCGTGCAGCGGCCGGCCGAGGATCTCGGTCCCCGAGTACGACTTCTGCGCGAGCGCGTCACCCTGCAACCCAGCGGGGAGCCGCTCGATCAGGCCCGCGCCGCCACCCGTGTCGAACTGGCGCATCTTGTCGATGAGGAACAGGTTCGTGACCCACGACGAGCGCGGCCGGAACCTTGCCGGAACGTTCTCCAGCAGCTTGTACACGTCACCGATCACAAACGCGCCACCCGAAGCCGTCGTCACCGTAGTGACAGCAGCCGTCGCGTGGAACAGACCGAGCGGCTCAGTCGAGCCGTGCCCGGCACCCGACGTGAACTTTGTTGCCTCCAGGTCATCCTTCGCGTCCTGGAGCAGCACTGCCATCTCCGCCTGCAGTCCGGACCAGTCCTGATCCGCCTCGATGCTGAACGGAACGAACGCCTGCGCGCGTTCCGTCTGGATCTCCGGCTGCGCGAGCGTCGGCGTGTTGTCCGACGCCTCCGCCGCTTCCGACGCGTACGCGGCGGTGATCGCCCCGGACGTCGCGCCACGCCAGATCGTGCCGGTGATCGCCTCGACGTTGCTGATCTGCCGGTACGGGTTCACCGAACCGTTCGACGTCGGAACGATCGTCGGATCGACGACGTACGGCACCGGAATCGCCGCGCTCGAGCCGGCCGTGCCGACCGTGAACGCCGCGCGCTCCTCGTTCGTGAGTTCCATCCCAGCGAGGCGCTTGGCGAACGCGCGAGCGTACATCGGGGAGCCGGTCCCCAGGATGCGCCTTGCGACCGCCCCGCCGTCACGGTTCACCGTGCTAGTGAGCAGCCGTTCGACGTGCCGCTCCACTGTCGGACGGTCCGCCTGATCGTGCGGGAACGTGGAGCGCTCCGCCGCGCGCTTCGCACCGTCGATCAGCAGCTCGCGCTCCTGCTCGGGGCTCGAAGAACGACGCCGGTACTCCGACATGTCCCACAGGTCGTCCGCGTTGCGGATCGAGTTCGGTCGCGCGGTCTGGAACCCGCGTGAGATCGACTCGGTGTTCTCCTCGCTGGTCGACAGCTCCACGATGCGCTGTTCGCGCAGGCGAAGCTCTTCGATCAGGTTCTCGTTGTCGTCACGCTCGGTGTTCAGGGTGTCCCACTCGCCGCGAGCGGCGTCCGGGAACGCCTGGCCGGCGTACTCCGTTGTGAGTTCGGTCAGGCGCGTGCGGATCTCTTCCTGTCGCGCCGTGAGCGACTCGATGGTCACGGGAGTTTCCATGACGCATCCTTTCTCTTGAGGTAACTACGGGTTGCCTTCCGGGTGCCCGTAGCGGGCGGCGCGGCAGGTGCCTCCTCGCGGCGCGCAGAGTCATCCTCTGCGGGTGCGGGTTCGGCGTTCTCAGCCGGTGTTTCCACCGGTGAAGTCTCAGGGACGGAGCGTGCGCGCCAGTGCGCAGCGAGCGACTCCATCTCATCGGGGGTGAGGTCCATGAACCGGCGGAACATGAACTCGTCGGTCATCGAGCGGGCCTGCGCGGTCGCCTCCGGGTACGCGCCCCATAGCACCGGCCCGAACTCCGATACGTGTGCCTCGCGGATCGTGCGGACCGGAAGTCCCTTCGGGTTCCAGTCCTCCGCATCGGGATCGTTGTCAACGTCCTCGCGGATCACCTTGAAGCGGAAGCTCGCGCCGTACTGCCCATCCCGGAGCGCCGGGAGCAGATCGTTGACGTACGGCGTGTCGAACAGCTCCACGTCGTAGCGAGCACCAACGTCATCCTCCCTGACCTCCAGGGCGCGCCCCAGTGGCTTCTGGCCGACGTGTGGGTCGTGGCCGTGCTCGAGCAGCACCTTCAGGTTGCCGCCGTTCTCGCGGAGCGTCTTAGTGAACGCGCCCGGCGCGATCTGCTCCATGAAGTTGCCCTCCCACACGGAACTGATCTCCGTGGGGGTGTTGAACACCGCGAAGTGCCCCTCAAGGCGCGCCGGCTCACCGTCACCGGCCGCCCTGACCTGGACGTCCTTAATTGCGCGCACGAGCCCTTCCCGTGGCGGAGTGATACCTGCCATATGACCGCCCTCCTCGGGTGGCTAGTTAGCGAGACCGGAGCTACTCGACCGGACCGGTGATCGCAGCGCGAACCCTCGTGTTCAACGCCGCGATGAGCGCATCCCCCGCGCCCTGCTCCGCACCGTTCATCTGCGCGCCGGGGGGTTGCAACTGAACGCTCGTAAGACCCGTATGCGCCAACGTCGACCAGTCATCCGACTGGATGAACGCCGCGACCGTATCCGGGTCATACCCGGCCGTGATCAACTCCCTGGCGGTGATCGCCTTCGTCTGCTGAATCACCGCAGCGTCCTTCTGATCTTCCTGCAGGAAACTGATCTGCCGATCGTCGTACCACAACCGGTCACCACCAGCACCGGTCACGACATGGTTCAGCGCTTCACACGCGCTCCCCCACAACGGTCGCAACGTCCCGTCCGCGACATGCCTGCGTGCCTGTCCATAGTTCGAGTACGTCGCGGCCTGCAACCCCTCGGACAACCCCGCGACGATCGGTGCGACCCCAGCAGCCGCAGCGATGCGAGTCTCGCCCGCGCCCTGCGTCACCTTGAAATCGATCTGCTGCAAGTCCTTCCCAACGACCTGCACCTGCGCCGCCGTCGTGAACAACGTCCGGTAAGCGTTGTCCACGCCCTCCTCGTTCTCGCGGAACAGTTCCACGTACCGCTGGAAACTCTCCGGGTTGATCTCCGGGTCCATCTGCATCACAAGATTAGGTGTGTTGTGCGTCACCACGAAGTCGTCAGTGACGTACAGGTGCTCCGGGCTGTTGAGATGGATGCACTGCGCGGGTTTGCGACCGACGAACTCGACCGACTCGATGTAGCGGTGCTGCCCCGAGCGGCTCGTTGCCCGGTAGCGCATGGCCTTGCGTTCGAGCCGGCACGGGGTGATCCAGTCGGGAAGCCGCTTGACTCGCACGACGAGCGTATCCCGACCCCTGCATCGTGAGAATGATGCGCTACCGCCCAGACCACCGACGAGTTCTACGATGTCAGCCGCGAGCTGGTGGCTGGTCGTCGTGACCGACACGTTGCCCTCCCGCTCGGAAATGTGCCCGTCGGAGTCCACGATCCCCTGTAGCAGTGCGATGCGGTCCTCGATCGGTGCGCGAAGATAAACGTCAGGGATGGTCTTGTCGCGCCCGTGCGTCCCCATCACGCCGAGTTCACGCGCAGCGGCGGTCATCGGATTCGAGCGACCGGCGCTCGGCCCCTTGAAGTACATCTCAGACCATCCACCGCGATCACGGCGAGTAACAGATACGCCATCAGGGGACGCTCCGACGGCAACGGCCTCAAGGACGTTCGCATCGTCCGCATGAGTGGCGAGCGTGACGCCACCGCCACGGAAACTGCCATCGCCGATCAGTAGCCCGAAGAGGTACGGGTCGATCGGGCGGGGACCGGGATCGGCGAACTCCACGGGCCGCACGAACGGCACGGACCATTTCAGCGGACCGGAGTCATATGCGATCCCGTCATCCATGATCTCGCGAAGAGTCATGGTGCGATGTGTACTGCGCTTGCGGTCGTAGTAGCTCGCTACGTGCCAGATGTGATCGTCCGTCGATTCCGCCTGCGCACCATCGCTGAAAACCACGCGGTATATGTCGCGCTCGCCCTGCGGGTAGATCGCATCGACAGGATGGGGCCGGCCATCACGTCCGATGACCTCATCACCAACGGCAATGGCGCCCATCGTCCTCCACCCATCCGGGGTGAGGATCTTTGCGTCAAGCGGCTGCGGCGCCCCTTGCTCAAAGAACTTGAGCTTGTGCTGCGTTGCGGCGCCGTCCGCGAGGATCTCCCGGATGATCGGCGTGAGCCACGACATCCCCAGGAACCGGTGCGCCGGGTCGGGTGTTGGCATCCAGTGAGCCACCGTTTCCGGGCGGAACGCAACCGGGTCGCTGCCACCACCCGGCCCGCCCGGCTGGTACACGTACCCGATCACTTGTGTGTCATGCGCGTTAGCGTCCGCATCCGGGCGTGGACTGCCGGACACGACCGTCACCCAGTCCGGTCGCAGCCGCCACACCCCCCCGGGGTGCCTGACCGCGAAGAAGTTCCCCCCCAGATCAACGTCCTGGATCATCCGAGACAACAGGTCCCGCGTTGACCCGCCCGGCCACGGCACCTCCAACGCCGCCAGTGACTGCGTGCCGTACAAGTCACCGGGCTGCCCGTTACGGACGCGCTGAAACTGCAACCGCGCTTCGCTGAACAAGCGGCGCCTGACCTCCATGCACGCGAACACAATCCCGTTGCGGCGGTACACGCCCTCCACGTACCCGGAGAAATCACGCATGACCTCCTCCGGGCGCTGCGACAACGACCCCCCCAGGATCGGGTAGGACAACCCATTGAATGAGAAGTACTGCGCCCACTCTGCCAGCGACAACCCCGACTGTGAACGCTCACGCCCACCACGCCTACCTACGGCTGTCTGCCAGAGATTCACCTGCGATCACCCACGTCCACGCCGAACACAGCCGAACCCCACAGAGACAGCCCGACCGCGATGAGAGCCGCCGCGACAGTCCCCACAAGCGCGGCTGCGACGCCGGCCGCAATGAACGCCCCGCCAAGAATGATGAGAACCCGCACCCATGTCATGCCCATGCAAACAACGGCTCCCTCTGCTCATCGCCGGCCAACGCAACCGAGTGCACCATCGCCAACGCGATCACCCCGTCAATCGGACGCTTCGTCTTCGGCTTCACAAACCGGTACTGCTCCCCACCGGCGGGCTTCAACGCCGCGTTCAGCACATGCGAGTTGAACTCCGCGTGATCGGGATGGCGGATCGTGCGCTCCCGCACACTCGTCATCAGCCGCTCGGCCGCGAGCGCCATCGGCGCTGACTTCTGCGAGTGCGCGATCACGTCCAGATCGTGCGCCTCGAGATCCTGCGCGAACACTTCCCCGTCCGCCTCCGGGTCCAACACCACACTCAGCACATTGAACCGGCGCTGCAGCTCGAGGATCGGTGCCAGCAGCAGCTCCTTCGGGGTGCTGTTCCCGTCCCGTGGCGGCACCACGATGATCGGCTCCCCGATGATCGCGACACCATCACCGCGAACATGGTGCGGGATGATCGCGGTGGTGTCCCACTTCCACCCCAAGTCCAGACCGATCCTGATGTCCGCGCCATCCGGGATCGCCTCATAGTCACTGGCGCAGTCCGCCCACTCCACCGCGCTGATCGCAGTGTCCTCCTCGCGCATCCACACCCCGCACGCGAACCGCGCCCACTGCGCCGCCGTCATCGACGGACTATCCAACCGCTGCCTGAGCGCCTCAATCGTCTGCCACGGCGCCGGATTCGCCGTCTTCACGAGCTCCAGGTCACGACGGTCCGCGCGCGCGTCCAGCGCCCACTCATGCATCACGTACTGGCCGTCCGGGGACCGCGCGTAACAGTACGCGCCATCCCGCACCAGGCCGGGCAGCTCGTACGCCGCGCGACGCATCAACCCCAACGGGCTCATATCGTCATCGCCGGCAGTCGAGATCGTGATCATCCTGCCGTCGCGCGGGCCAAGACCATCACGGAACACGCCATAAAGATCGGAACTCTTGTGCCGGTGGAGCTCGTCAACCAACGCGAGCGTCGGGATCACACCATCCGCCGTATCAACATCCGAAGCCATCACCCGCACACGCCCCCCCAGAGCCCGATGCAGAACCTCACGCTGCTTGACCTGAAGCCTCGACTGCAACCCCGGCGAGCGACGAATAAACCCCTGCGCCTGCCGAAGCATGATCTGCGCCTGATCCCGCGACGCAGCAGCAATCACACACTCAGCATCCGGCACAGTGCAGAGATGGAACAGCGCGAGCGCCCCCAACAAGGTCGACTTGCCGTTCTTCTTCGGAATCAGGATCAACGTCTCCCGCGTCCCGTCGAACAGATCGGTCAACATCAACCGCTGAAACGGATGCAACTCCAGAGGCTGGCCGTCCTCGAGCGTCAGCGCGGACGAACAGAACTCCGCGAACAGATCAAGCTCCCGCCTGCCGCCTCCTAGCGGCGAGCTCGTCGACGCCCGCGAGCGGGTCGACGAACGCCGGCCCCTCACCTTCGTCGCCACGCCTAAGCCTCCGATCCTCATACAACCTCATCGCCTGAACGTTCCGCGCCCGAATCGCAGCAGCCAGATGCAACTCAAACTCCTCATCCGTCATCGGCCCCGTACCCAACGCCTCAGCCGGCCGCGCCGAATCAAAAGCAACCGCCAACGCCGCATACTGCGAATCCCCTGACGCACGCCCCTCAGCGAGATACCGCTTGAACGTCCGCGGGGTCACCCCCACAGCCTCAGCAAGAACAGGAATCGTCGCACCCCCACCGATCAGCACCAACAGACGATCACGCGCCTCAGATGTCACCCGAACACCATCACTTCACCCCTGCGCGCGCGGCGAAG